GCGGGTAGTCGGAATATCGCCAACAACCGGGATGTCCAACGCGGCGTCAAGATAACGGATCAACCAGACAGCCGGGTTCGGGAAAGTCAAATACTCAGCCACCACCAGCCGCCTTACTCAACGTCCCGTACTTGGCTTCGTCGTGCATCGCCTTGAACGAATCCGTTATCACTGATGCACGGGCACGATTGCGACCGATCATGCTGGACGCCGTATAACCGTCACCCGCACGCGCTGCGATCCGCTCAGCCTCACTTAGTAGATGCTGCTCGAGCGCCGGGTCCTTCAACAGATCCCGGACAGCCTTACGGTTCAACTTCAAACCATCAGCCATCAGCCCTCAAATCTTCCAAGCTCAACAACCACACCCGAAGGCTTCCCAGTGAACGGATTACGACCCCAATCCCTACCGGATCCGAGCACATCAAACGGCTCCGCATAACCCGGCAACAGGACACGATCACGCGCCGACACCGTCGTACCCGGCGGCATATAAAGGGTGAACGACACCCCGGCACCCTCACGGTTCGCCTCAAACGGCTCCACAACAGCACCAGGCGCAAGAGCGCAACCGGGTATGGGAACTGGCCCGGTCCACGTGTCAGGCTCGCCATAACCATCCACCACAGCACCCGGCGTGAACCGCAGAAGGCCAACCTCGACGCCATACGGATGACGGCGCCACGGACGCGCCGACGCAAACGCAACAACCATCACCAACCACCAATCGGCGGCACATAAAACGGCGAAAATGGTGAAGTCATGGGGACCATGTCGATGCTAAAAGCACCCCGAGCGCCGCCTGACAGCGTAAGACGCGCCTTCTCGTCATCAGTCAGCCACAACTCGCCCGGCTGATCGCCGCCAAGAGTAACCGAACCCGAAAACGGGCCAGTAGATTCCTGCCGAGTGCGCACACCCTCCGGATTACGGAACACGCGCTGCACCATGGAGGTAACAACGTCCTTGACGTTATCCAGCAAGTCCGGCTCAGTCACAGGATCAGCAACAACACGATCCCCAAGTCCAGGGATACGCGCACGAAGCAAACGCTCAGCGCGGCCAACCCACAAATCAACCTTCACCAAGTCAGTCGGCGCGTCATCGCCGATCCATGCCGCCACAACCTCAGCAGCAGTAGTCCAATTCGCCATGACGCGCCCCTATCTAGGCTTTACGGGAACGGCGCGCACGCGACGGCGCGGCGGTTTCCTTCTCGGGAACGACTTCGGACTCATCAGGCTTCTCCGAAGGCGCCTGCTCCTGCTGGGCTGAATCATCAGCCCAGCCCGAGGCACGGTAGCGCTCAGCCAGGGAATCCCCAGCCGTCACCACCGTGCCAGCGGTCGGGTGAACCAAACGAGCCAAATTAGACAGCGTTGGTGTACTTCACGAAGGAATCAACGTCGTTGATGAGGACGCCGAACTCAGCCTCAGCACGGATAGCAACAAGGTTGTGCTCCCACAGCGAGGTCAGGGTGCCGCCAATGGTCACAGCGGTCTGAGTGGAAACGTCGTAGCTGATGCCGCCGACAGAACCCCACACAAGCTGCGACCAGTCGCCACCGTAACCAACGATGCCGGCCTCAGTGCTGATGCCATCACCCAGGAACGCCGGGCGACCAATCAGACGGCCCGGAGTGATAACCGAAGTCGTGTCAGCGAGCGGGGTGTCGATGAACAGCGGGCGACCCGTGGTGTCAACGGAACCAAGGAACGTCGGCTCAACAACAGAGTCGAACGCGAAGCCGGTCAGCTTCTTCTTGTCGTCAGCGAGGAGCTTCAGGCCAGCAACGATGTCACCGTAGGTGCCGCCGGCAGCGGCAGCCGTGGTGCCCAGTTCAACAGACTTGGTGGTCTGGTCGATGTACGCGCCGAACGGGGTAGACGTACCGTGCAGGACGGCAGCGTCGAACGCCTCAGCGAACGCAACTGCGATCTCGTCCTTCAGGACTTCCATGTAGTTGCCCGGGTTAGCACGCACAACCTCAGCGGAAACCACAGAGATAGCGGCGATCTTGTGAGGCTTGAAGGACTTCAGGCCGAGAGAAGTCTCAGTCGTAGGCTTCAGCCCGGTTTCAGCAACCCACGAAGCCGTGGCCTTGCCGGTAGAGAACGTGATCTCCTGACCGTTGATACCCAGGGGCACCTTACGGGCAAGCTGCATCACGGAAGAGTTGTAAGTCGCCTTACGGAAGTAGTCCTCAGCCGCATCGGGCTTGAGGAATCCAGCGAAATCGCCGGTAACAGTCGAATTGGCCTGAGCCATGAGAGTCTCCTAAGAGTTATTTGATGCCAAGGGCGTTCTTCAGCGCGGACTCGAGCCCGTCGCCGTTCAATGCAAGATTCGGGCTCTTGCCCTCGTCTGGGATGACAAACGTTGCCGTCTGCTGCGGTTCAACCGCCGCCTCAGCGTTTGCCTTGATGAGTGACTGGACCTTCTTCGCGGATGCTTCCAGCGCCTCAGCAGTGTCACCGTGTACAAGATCCTGGTAATCCTTCGGGATCCCGTGATCAACGATGACCTGCAACTTCAGCAGCGCCCGGTCCTTCTCAGAAGCGGTCTTCTCAGCCGCAGCGGCCCGCTCAGCGAGCTTCTGCGCCTCCGACTTACTGGCTTCCTCAATCTCCGCAAGCCTCGAAGCCGCTCCGATATTCTCCTTAGCGCGGGCCTCCCACTTGCGGGCCTCAGCCTTCCAGTCAGTCTCCTGTGCAGGAGCAGCGGTGGCCTCAACGGGCGTCACGGCCTCAGCCGCGGGTGCGTCACTCAATGTATTTCCTCTCCCATGCGGGAACGCCCATCAAATCTGTGCAGACTCTCAGGGAATGGATAGTGAATTGTTCGCCCATGCGGGCATATACCCCAGCCCCGTAGGGCCAGGAAGTTTTAAACGGGGATGTTCGCGTCCAGGTAGTCACGGACGCGGGCGCGGTGCTTTTCGCGTTGCGCCGGCGACATCTTTGACGTTGTTTGAGACGCCACATAGGCATATACCGGGACTTCAGGCGCGTCAGGATCCCATGACGGGACAGCGACGCACTTGCAGTTATCGTGAGCGGCCACAAGAGCAGACTCGCGCTTGTACACTGCGCCTTCACGGCCTGCCAGCATCCGGCAGAACCGGCAACTACCCGTGCGGGTACTACGCTGCCAGCCCGCCGCGTGCTTATCCTCAGCCGCAGAACGCACAATCGTTTCCCGGTTCGGCTGCATCACCAACCGGTTAATCGCCCCGGAAAGCCTCGACAGTGCGCCATCAGCGTCCGGCTCATCACCCAACAAAGGACCGATAGCCCACGAAGCCGTACCGTGAAACTGCTCAGCGTCATTCGGCGGATCCGCCATGAACGCACGGAACGAAGCAGCCGAAGGTGGAACGTCCCGCAGCATGTCGTAGAAGTCTGCCGCTAGCAGCGCCTCAGTGTTGCCATAGGCTGCGATCAGTTCTGGTAGGAACTCGCTAACCGAGTCCCGCGCCATGAACGGGTCGCGGTACAAGTCCAGCGCCGCCCAAAAATCCGCTAAATCACGCTGCGCCAGAATCACTAGCGACTGGGACTGCTCCCGGAACTCCGCTATCTGCGTTGCTGTTGCCATCAGTCACCGCCTGCCCCGTAGCCTGCCGAGCCGCAGCAACAAGCTGCGTCAACCTGTCACCAGCCTGAGCCCGCTTCTGGTCCGCCCGAAACCTGACAATCTGCTCACGAGTCAACCCCGCGTACTCCATGCCAACCTCAGAGCTACCGAAGCCCTCAATCGAAGTAGCGAGCTTAGAGAACGCATCCGCACGAGCCGAAGGCGAAACAATCGCAGGATCCGTGAACTGAGCAGACAACGAACGCAACTCAGCCGGCACCGCAGCCAAACCATCACGCAACCGAACCGCCAAATGCATCGCACCGACAGCCCCATAACCCCACATCGCGTTAGCATCACGAGTAGTCGTAATCAGGGTTTCCTTAGCCGCGAAAATAGCGTCAGCCGAAGACGGGTTAGACGAATCAGCGAACTTAACCTCAAGATCCTGGTCATCAGCAAAGAGATTCGCCCACATCCGCAACTGATCAGTGTGCGGCTGCGGTGAAGCGCCCGTGAACCTGTGCAGGTCCGGCTTTTCCTCGCCGTCCTCAACATCCATCGCCTTAATGCGGCCCATCAGCGCGTTCCACTTATCGTTGCCGATAAACGAGGACACATCAGCGCCGAAAAGGTAATACTCAGGCGCCGAATAGAACTCCGAAGACACCTCAGCCCGGACAATCGTCCGCAACGCCGAATCCGAATAACCCATAGCGGCCCGCGTAATCCGCGAATGACCCAGCGGACGGTTCAACTCAAACTTGTGCACCAGCGGCGACACGCTCACAACACCAAGCGGGTTACGGCGCACATCAGCGCGCCAGGAACGCTCGCCACGGGTTAGCGTCACAACCTTCTCAGGGGTGTGCATGATCATCTGCGTAATCATCGCCCCGTCAGCCTCAATGACCGACAGGAACCCGCGCAACGCCCGACGCCGCTTATCCCAGATAGCAGCCGACGAATCAGCGGCACGCGCCAACACCAGAACATCGGGCTCACCAGACTGCACATCGCCCTGCGAAACCGTCAGGAACGAACACCCATGAACAGCCGAAGACACCGCAGCCGCAGGGAACTCCACCATGAAACGGTTATCCCAAAGAAGCCCCGACAGATCGAACGGATCATCACTGCCGTCAGTCGAAACAAAGCCCTCAAACTTGGACCTGTCTGTGACCGCGTGAACACCCTTACTAACCCAACCAAGAGCCGCCTCAATGCCCCGCATCTGCGGAGGCAAAGAGATACCAAAGTCCTTCAGAGCAGCCTTGCCGTCATAGTAGACCGAACGAACCAAGTTCCTTGGGCGCTTAGCTTCCCAGACGCGCACCAGTTCACCCAGAAGGGCAGCATCCGAATGATCAAGCACCAGTTCAGCACCGGAACTAATCACAGGATCACCACCTTTCGTTTCTCCGCGCCAACAGCGCGTGGCTTCTTAGCAAATTTGACCGCACCAAAATGCGCGCATGTGATAGACATAATCTGAGTGAGGTCAACCTCAAAGCCGCGACGGTTCCACTTCCAGGCGCCACCATCTCCAAACTTCTGCTTCACAGCGCCAGCAAGGGAGACATTCAGCGAATCTTGGTTGAAATGGGTGACCGTCTTGTCTTTCATCACGGCGTCATACAAACCACCGCAAGCCTGAGACAACTCATTAGGGCCAAGGATGAACACCTTGCACCCCTTCTTCTTTAAAGCTGCCTCAATGGATCGGATAGGCGAATACGCATCAATAACAACCGGGATCCGCCGCTTAGCACGTGCGAAAACCCAATCCACAAGCGCATCCGTGCCCGACTCCGTGAACGGCGTATCCTCAGCGACCTCGAGGTGAACACCATCAGGCGACTTAGCCGCGACGCCGATAGTAACCTTCGTGCGCTCCGGGTTCATGTCCAGACCAAGCGCAGTCAGCGGCCAATCTTCAGGCACCTCAGAAATCGCAAGTTCATTCCAGGGCCCCGCCGGGATAGGCGACGTCTTAGCCCCAAACTCAGGCCACATATTCAGGCGTTCACGGGCGAACGAAGCGTCAGAGAACCTAGACCGCTCAGTAATGATCGTCTCAATGTTGATGCGACCGCCAAGAGCTGGATTCGCCTGAGCCCAGTTGCTCTTGTCATCCAGGAATCGCGAAAGCTCCTCGGGCTTCATCGCCTCAACGTTGCCGGGAGCGGAAAACTCCACCCAAGCGATGCGCTTATCCGAACCATCAATCGCGCCATCACGGGCGCGCACGAACGGTTCGCCCTTATCGCCCATATCCGCCGGCGGCGTCCCCATAAAAATGGTCACGGGGTCACCAGACGGAGCAGCGGAGATTGTCGGCAGCAGCGCTTCTAGCTCTGAATCCTGAAGATCTTGGGCTTCATCGAGCACTAGGAAATCGACTGTATAGCCACGCCCTGAGCCTTTTGACCGGGCGATAAACTCTACCGAGCCACCGTTCAGCAGAACTATGGCTTCCTGCCCGTTGGTGTTGCGGATTTCCTTAACCAGAGCATTCAGCTCAGGGAACTTCGCCGTAGGATCGTTCGCCTTCTCGCCGAAGAAATACTTCAGCCTAGAGAATGCCTTACGGGCCGTCTTCACCTCGTGCGCAGTATGCAGGAACTTCAGCCCAAGTTCTGCCGTGCCGTACAGTTCGACAATCTCGAGGGACCCGTTTTTTCCGTTTTGCCGGCTGACTGTGATGCCCCAGGTAGAAGCGCACCAACGCCCCTTGCGCTTCCGCATCCAAGAAGCGCAGGTCGTTTCCTGCCACTCATCAGCCTGCAAACCATAGAACGCCGCATACTCAACAGCGTCCTCAGCGTCATACGATGTGAAGCCAGCAGGGGACGGCGCGATATTGAACCGTGGCGTCTGGATGCCCATCAGAGCAGCCATCACCACCACCTAGCCCGAGCGCTTAGCCCGCTCTTTACGTTTCTGTTCCAACATGTCCTTGCCCGTCTGCGGCCCCGAAGCGGCGCCAGCGGACAACTCCTCGATCTGCAACAGCACATCCGAGAATTGGCGTGAGAGCGCCGCAACATCCCGCGACTGCTCAGCCGTATCAATCTCCCGTGCCAGCCTGTCACGGAGCGCTACAAGGCCAGCCAGACGCCCCTTGGGGGCTTCCTCAGTGAGACTCATATCAACTCCTGACGTGGAAACATACCCCGCGGGGGTATCTAGCCCA